ATCTGGTACGGTAACGCTGGGAGCCACTGCAGAATCAAATACGCCCGTTAATACATAGGCGATGTTTGTAATTCCTGCTGTGCCACCAAACCCAATGCCGATTGTGTGGGCCGTTGTTCCTGCCGTTTTATTCAATCTAAATACCATTTCAAATTCGTAAACGCTATCAGCAGCAAGACTAATTCCAACACCAAAAAGATTTTGCGCAGTATCAACATTAGCGCCGGTCAAAGCAGAGTTGAGTCTGTAATAAGCGAACGGAGCCAGACCAAGATAAGCGTCCGACAAGCTACCAACTACCACCCAATCAGTGTCGCCTGTATTACGCAGCTTCAACAAGCCAGTAGCAGAATCCGCCCACCACTGGCACTGCCCGTTGATTCCCGCATCAAGAACAGTGGCAGGATCGGTGCTACCGTAATTATTGGAAACAATGGCTGCCAACGCATTGTTCAAATCAGCGCGGAAATTAGCGCCAGTTTGATTTGCAATGTTGTAATCGTGAGTAGCCATGCGTTAGATCTCCTTGCCGTAGCCGACAGCAGTGTAAGTGAAGCTGCGATTTGCAGGGCCGCCGCCTAGCGTAAATTCTAAGTCAAAACCACTACGTGTCACATTAGTAATTTCGAAAACGTCGCTGGCTGCCATGTCGTAAGCCGTGATACCAACGCTCGGCGGCTCGTAAAACTCATCAATAAACGAATAGGTGACTGCTCCAGTGGTGCCAGAAGGCACGGTGATCACATCGGACGATTCGGTGCGTTGCTGCAGTTCCACCTGCACGCCAGCGGTGTCGATGGCGATGTTGTGAAGCTGTTCGCTGGTGGTAGCCACCACTTTGAATTTGAAGCCCCTGCCGCGAATGGTGGCATTGGCAAATTCTCGCCACTCTCCCCACGTGGGCGTACCAGCAGGGTCGTCGTCAGTTGCGGCAACGTACATGGCAGCGTTTGCCCGATCCACCACATCGCCGTCGATTAAATCCCACTCGTCAATCACCGCGATGTAGTCGTCCCACAGTCCTCCAGTCAGGTAGGCGGTGAAGGCAAGACTGCGAATCAAATTAACGTCATAAACATTCAGCATATCGACTACGTTTGCTGCAGCAAATTCGTATTCGCCGCGAGGCACGATGCCGCCAACGCTGTCGATAGATGGGAGCAGATCCCAAGTTTGCTGGATAATAATTGGACCAGGATCTGGAGTGGGATCGCTAATGACAATTTCCGGCGCCATATCATCAATGAAGATTACGTTGGCGAGCGTGATTGCATCTTGATCATCGCTATACAACATGCTGCTAAACGTACCAGCCCATGTTGGGTTTTCGTTGATCGTGTCAATTTCCAAGCGCGATACAGGCGCTGGTAGATCCACTACGACAGAAGCCGCGTTGCGTGATTTGTTGCCTAAGTCATCTTCAAACTTAATCAGATAGGTGCCTTCAAGCAAAGGCACTTGTTTTTGCGTTTGGCCGCCAGCCGCAGCGGGAACAATTTCTTGCGCGTTTTCCCACGACGCTCCGGTCAACACGGGCTGGTGGCGAATGAGTACGGCACCATTCAAAACAACGTCAAGCTCGGTGCTGCGCTCCCAGCTAATGACGGCGCTGGCTTGGTCGATAGCGATGAGACTAAGACCTTCTGGATCCAGTGGTTCAGCAGTCTTGCCTTTGGCCTCGATGGAAAATACAGCAGGTTCAGACGAGCGCAGGTTTGATGCACTAATTGCATACACTTCAAATTCGTAAGTGCCAACAAGCGTGTTCGCTATTTCATAGCCGGGGCTTGCCTCATCCACTTCAATCCAGTTGTCGTCTTCGTAGCGATAGCGCAGTCGATACGATGTGGCGTTCGTCGCTTGTTGCCAGTTAATTGTAATTTTGCTGGCGACTGTTCCATTGGTGGTGTACAGCGCTTCTTCGGCCTGCAAACCAATCGGCGCATCAGGCACGATGTTCAGATTGGTGATGTCGCGCTGTTGCAGCGGCTGGTCACGCTCGATGTAGTCATACTTACTTGCGTTGTATGCAATCGCCGTGACGGTGTATTGCATCTGCTCCTGCTCTGCCACGCTTAGCACGCGCCAGGTGGAAGATTGCAAATCAGCAGTCTGGTAAATCCAGATGCTGTTTACATTGGGAGCACTGGAATAAGCGCTGGATACTGTGATGACATTGCCGACAATGCTGCTAACAGTTTGTGATTCAACCGTGCCGTTGGGCAGAATGACAGACAGCGTGGGACTGGTGCCGAGCACCAGTCCAGTGGCGTCGTCAACGGTGATGGCCGTTGTTGTAGCAGCAGAAATGCGACCACCACGACGCTCTTCAGACCTCACAGGGTCGCTGATTTCGATGACCTGCCCAGGCCGCACAATCACGCCAGCATCAATGGCCGTGGTGAAGCTCACCACTTCATTTTCGTAGTGATTGGTGTATAGAAGCCACTCCCCAATTCGACGAGCTTGCCCTCTACTCGTACAAGCAAACGCACTGAGTTCAGTTGTGATGATGCCGTAGCGCTGGATGGCATCCTTGTCCTCCACCACCTCTTTGGCAATATCTCGAATGTTCATGTCGAGATAGGAGACGATGGCCACAGTGGCGCGTGTCTTTAAGCTGCTGCTGGAATAGCTAAAGCCTTCGGGCGTGACATTGGCGAGCGTAAACAAATAGGCAGAATCTTGCGGAGAATCTTGCGAAATTGTTAATGCACCAGTGCTCAGATAGGGCATCGCCCTAAACACTGAACACATGTCGTTGATCAGCTTGTACGCCTCTTCTGAGGTTTGGATGTTGACGTTGCAAGAGAAGCGAGGCTCTTGTCCGCCAAAACCATCAGGAACAAGCTCAGAGCAATACTTGCTAGCAGCAAAAAATGCCCACTTATCGAGCTGTGAAGCTGAAATGTGATCGCCAATTCCAAAGCGCGATGACAGAAGCAAGTCCCACAAGATCCACGCAGGATCGCTGCACCATTGCGCAGCTTGGAATGTGCCGTCCCATGTAAAGCCGTCCGGATAGATGACGCGCCCATTGGTTTGATCAACCGTCACGCCAGTGGGAAGTTGGATTTTGACTCCTCGAATGCGGTAGGTGCGCTGTGGGATGCGATTGAATTGTTTTGCATCAACGCTGAGGCCGATTAATGCGCTGTTGGGATAGCGCAGTCGGTCGTTGATGATTTCTGTGTAGCTTGTCCACTCAAACGCATTCGCTACTTTTGCAGAATCAGAATCGGCAGCCAATCGCACCACTCTGATGTCAACAGGGAAAGCGCCGCTCAGTTGGACAACGTGGTCTCGCTGGTACGGATCGGCTGTACGGCCAGAAATGACTTGACTGGTTCTGCCTGAACCAGGAGCGGGAACAACAGTTGTAAATGCTGTGTCCCCCGCATATCTGGCTTGAATTGCGTAATGAAAACTACTTCCATGGATGTTGCCCTTATCGTCAAATCGTTGCAGCACTGGCACTGTTAGCGTGATGCGCACTGCATCAATGTTGTTATTGACGATGGTACGAACAACCGGCTCGCCAGATTCCACCACCACGCCGACAGCGGTTTCACTTGCCACACTGTCCTGAAACGGGATGGGGTCTTGGTTTTGAGTGCCGTTTCGTTGGTAAGTTTTTATGCCCCTGAAGTTATACTTGCCGTCATCATTCATTAACGGCGTATTGTCAAGAAAAATTGAACGATCGGTGTTGACCACTCCAGTGCCAGGGGTGGGACCTTTGGCAGTAAAACGAGTGCCTACTGTGTTGCTTGATGCGCCAGCGAGCGTGAAATCACTGGTGCCAACTCTGCTAATAACGTAGCTTTTGCCTACAACAAGATCAGTAGCAAATGTACCGACAAGCCCCTCCGCTTCACCTTCGCTAATTAAGTCGATAACTTGCGCGTATTGACTAGACGCTAGGTTATCGCCAGCCTCGGTAGGAGTGCTGCTACTTGCTCCACCGCCTCCTTTACCGCCGCTCATGCCGCCACCGTGTCAATACCAGCGCTGATGACAACGCTACCAACTAGCGTCTCGCCGTAAACGATTGGCACTGGTACGCCCTGCCTGCTGGTGTTTTGGATGCCGCTGAAGCTGTAGCTCTTGCGAGGGTCGTTGTCTCCGTTTTTACCGAGATCCACAGTAGGTGTCGGAACAAGCAGTCCAGCTACACCGCTGAGAACAAGGCTCACGCCAAGGCCAACAAAGGCAGTACCTACGGTTCCAATGCCAGCCAGTCCACCGAGCGCTACACCAGCAGACGCAATCGCCCCTATACCAAAACTTAGGGCAATAATTGCCACCCCTGCCAAAATCTGTCCCACATTCCCGCCAGCACCACCAATCACAGGCACGATCTTGATTTCTTGTTGGCCTGTTGGGTGGTGCAGCTCGTCCAAAGTCAAGCCGTAGCTGCCCACGTCAACACGGTAGTGCTGCTCGGCCATGTGCTTTTCGAGCTGCGGAAAATTCGCCACCAAAAAGCGAACTGCTTCTGCAGCGCTTGCAATATCAGCTTCAAATACGCGCTGGCCTAGAAATTTGGCGAGCGAGCCGTAGACGCGGATCTTACGCAGC